ATGGCGATAAACTTCGATGCGACGAAAGCCGAAAAGACTGACCCCCCAAGTGACCTGCTGATGGTCGCTGAACGGCAATTGGAGCGGGCGGTCCTGAGACTACAGAGTGTAATCGACGAGGTCGAAGCTGGTCGATTTGACCAGTTGGCCGAAGCAAAGCGCGTCACGGACAACCTGACGAGCTTTATTCGGCTGTTCATGGATGAGAGGAACAAAGTTGACAAACTCCGCAAATCTTTCGCCGGGGCTGTCGGAGCCACCGAGCTCGACTTTTCAGCCGCGCGCGATGAAGTCGGGCGGCGTCTGGCTCTCCTCCGCGACGCCGGAGGTCATTGACGCCTTTATGAGCGGGCTGTCGAACGACGCCCTTCTGGCATTGCCGTGGATGTTTGAATTCTGGGCGCTGCCACATCAGTTGCCACCAGAGGGGGCCTGGAAAACCTGGGCCATCATGGGCGGGCGCGGTGCGGGCAAGACGCGGGCCGGGGCCGAGTGGGTGCGCAGCATGGTAGAGGGCGCGCGCCCGTCGGACCCCGGCCGGGCAAACCGGGTGGCGCTGGTTGCCGAGACGCTGGATCAGGCGCGCGAAGTGATGGTGTTTGGCGAGAGCGGGATCATTGCCTGTTCGCCGCCCGACCGACGGCCGGAGTGGAACGGGTCGCGCCGGATGCTGACATGGCCGAACGGGGCGACGGCGCAGGTTTTCTCGGCGCATGACCCTGACAGCTTGCGAGGGCCACAGTTCGACGCGGCCTGGGTAGACGAGTTGGCAAAATGGAAACGGGCCAAGGACACCTGGGATCAGCTGCAATTCGCGCTGCGACTGGGGCCAAATCCGCAGCAGGTGCTGACCACGACGCCACAGAGCATTCCGGTGCTCAAGGCGATCTTGAAGAACCCGTCGACGGTGATGACCCACGCGCCGACCGATGCCAATCGGGCCTATCTGGCGAAATCCTTCCTTGAGGAGGTGCACACCCGCTATGGCGGGCAGCGTCTGGGGCGGCAGGAACTGGACGGCGAGTTCATCGACGATGTCGAGGGCGCGCTGTGGACCATGGCCATGCTGGAGGCGGCCCACGGGCCTTCGCCAGAGCGGCTGAGCCGGATCGTGGTGGCGGTTGATCCACCGGTCACCAGCAAGACCACGTCGGCTGAATGCGGGATCGTGGTGGTGGGGGTCAATACGGAGGGCAATCCGCGCGACTGGCGCGCGGTGGTGCTGGAAGATGCCAGCATCAGCGGGACCCCCACCGACTGGGCGAAGGCTGCCGTTGCAGCCTATGAGCGGCACGGGGCCGACCGGATGGTGGCCGAGGTGAACCAGGGCGGCGATCTGGTGGAGACGATGATCCGCCAGCAAGGCGCGCTGGTGGCTTACCGCGGTGTGTCGGCGCGGCACGGCAAGGTGATCCGGGCCGAGCCGGTGGCGGCTCTGTATGAACAGGGCCGGGTGGTGCATGGCAGCGGTCTGCGCAAGCTGGAAGATCAGATGTGCCTGATGACCCGCACCGGGTTCAAGGGTGAGGGAAGTCCGGACCGGGTTGATGCGCTGGTCTGGGCACTGAACGAGGCCATGCTGGAACCAGCCCGCGCCTATACCGGTGATCCGCGCATGCGGGTGCTGTAACGGCGCAAAACGCGCGTCGGGGATAATCCGTCCCCGCAAACGGAGATCGATGAGATGGTGTTCAACTTTCTGCGGCGGGGCGAGGTTTCGCCCGCGCCCTCTGCCGTCATGGAAACAAAGGCGAGCGCCACGGGGCGCGTCGTCGCCTGGGGTAACTCGGGTCGGGTGAAGTGGAGCCCGCGCGATACGGCTTCGCTGACGCGGACAGGGTTTCTGGCCAATCCGGTCGGGTTCCGGGCGGTCAAGCTGGTGGCCGAGGCGGCGGCGGCGCTGCCCTTGGTGTGTCAGGATATCGAGCGGCGGTTCGACAGCCATCCGGTGCTGGATGTGATCAACCGGCCCAATGGCGCGCAAGGCCGGGCTGAGTTTCTGGAAACGCTCTACGGCCATTTCCTGCTGAGCGGGAACGCGTATCTGGAGGCGGTGCCGGGGGCATCCGCGCTGCCGGGCGAATTGCATGTGCTGCGGTCGGACCGGATCAGTCTGGTGCCGGGGCCCGATGGCTGGCCCGTCGCCTATGACTATACGGTGGGTGGCAAGACGCACCGGTTCGACATGCGGGGCGAGATTAAGCCGATTTGCCACCTCAAGGCGTTCCATCCGCAGGATGACCACTATGGCCTGTCGCCGATGCAGGCCGCGGCGGTGGCGGTCGATGTGCATAACGCGGCAAGTGCCTGGTCAAAGGCGCTTTTGGACAATGCCGCACGGCCTTCGGGGGCAATCGTCTACAAGGGTGTGGACGGGCAGGGGTCGCTGTCGTCGGATCAGTATGACCGGCTAGTCTGCGAGATCGAGGCCAACCATCAAGGCGCCCGCAATGCTGGGCGGCCGATGCTGCTGGAAGGCGGGCTTGACTGGAAGCCGATGGGGTTTTCGCCAAGCGACATGGAGTTTCAGCAAACCAAGGAAGCGGCGGCGCGGGAAATCGCGGTGGCCTTTGGCATTCCGCCGATGCTGCTCGGCATCCCGGGGGATGCGACCTATGCCAATTATCAAGAGGCCAACCGCGCGTTTTATCGGCTGACGGTGCTGCCTCTGGCGGCAAAGGTCTTGGCGGACATCAGCCATTGGCTGTCGGGTTTTGGCAGCGACGGGGCAGAGGTCAAGGTGGATCTGGACCAGATCCCGGCGCTTGCGGTGGAGCGTGATCAGCAATGGGCGCGGGTCGGGGCTGCGGATTTCCTGACGACAGCGGAAAAGCGGCGGCTTTTGGGTTTGCCGGCACTGACTGCTGACGAATGACGGTGCGTGGTCCGTCTGGGGGGTCACGCTTCTTGTTCGACAGTTTCGATGCGGCTGCGGCGCGGATCGAGATGAACGAGCGCGTGGCCCAAGAGCGTTGGGCGGCGCTGGACTACCGGCTGGGGCAGATCGATGCCGTGCTGGAGCGGCTGGAGAAACGGATCTGGCTGGGGGTTTACGGGGTTGCGGCCTTTCTGCTGGCGCAGGGGGCTGAGGCCATTCTTCATGCGGCAATGAGGTGACAGGATGAGCGACCATGATGCTTTGGAGCGGAAGTATCTGCAGCCAAAGCAAGGATTGACAGTGACGGACGGCCGGGTGGTGGAAGGCTATGCCAGCCTGTTCGGCATCAAGGACCAGGGCGGCGATGTCGTGATGGCAGGGGCTTATGGCCTGAGCCTGTCGCGGTTGAAGGGGCGGGGCTGTAAGGTCAAGATGCTGTGGCAGCATGATCCCGCCCAGCCGATCGGCGTATGGGACGAGGTCCGCGAGGACGCGCAGGGCCTGTGGGTCAAGGGGCGCATCCTGACCGAGGTCGAGCGGGGGCGCGAGGCGGCGGCCCTGCTGGCGGCGGGGGCGATTGACGGCTTGTCGATCGGCTATCGCACCGTCAAGGCAGAACGAGATGGCAGGGGCCAGCGGCTCTTGTCGGAACTGGAGCTTTGGGAGGTGTCTTTGGTGACCTTTCCGATGCTTTCCGAGGCGCGGGTGCAGGCAAAGTCGGATGACGACGGGCACTGGCGGCAAATGGCGCAGTTGTTCGAGGACGCGCGCCGACAACTGGCCGAGCGGTAACGCCCCGGCTTTCGATCAAACCTCAGGAGTGAAGATGACCGAGAGAAAAGCTCGGGCCGGGGAAGATATGCCCGCAGCCCTGCATCCGGGTGCAGAGATGAAATCTGCAATGGCCGGATTTTTGAACGAGATCAAAGTGTTTCAAACCGAAGTGAAACAATCGCTGCAACATCAGGAAGAGCGACTGAACATGCTGAACCAAAAGACGATGACCTATGGCCGCCCCGCGCTTTCCGCGCTGGCCGACCACGATGCGCCGCACCAAAAGGCGTTTGACGCCTATGTGCGGTCGGGCGATGACGATGGCCTGCGGGGGCTGGTGTTGGAGGGCAAGGCGCTGAACACCGCCGTTGCGGCTGATGGCGGCTATCTGGTGGATCCGCAAACTGCTGATACCATCCGGTCGCTGCTGGTGTCGACCTCTTCGCTGCGCTCGGTGGCCAGTGTGGTGCAGGTCGAGGCATCGTCGTTTGACGTGCTGATCGACCGCACCGAAATGGGCACCGGCTGGGCGACCGAACTGGTGGCGCAGACCGAAACCTCGACGCCGGCAATCGAGCGGATCTCGATCAAACTGCACGAGTTGTCGGCGATGCCCAAGGCAAGCCAGCGGCTGCTGGATGACAGCGCCTTTGATGTCGAAGGCTGGTTGGCCGGAAAGATCGCCACGCGGTTTGTGCGCGCAGAAGCTTCGGCGTTCATCAACGGTGATGGTGTGGACAAGCCCAAGGGTATTCTGTTTCCGGCTAAGGTCGCGAATGCGTCCTGGGCCTGGGGCAGCCTTGGGTTTGTGCCGACAGGGGCTGCGGCAGATTTTGCCGCGAGCAATGCGGCCGATTGCATCGTGAACCTGGTTTACGCCTTGGGTGCGAATTATCGCGCCAATGGTACGTTCGTGATGAACTCGAAAACCGCGGGTGCCGTGCGCAAGATGAAGGATGCCGATGGCCGGTTCATGTGGTCGGACGGTCTTCAGGCCGGTGAGCCGCCGCGTCTGATGGGATATGCGGTGCTGATCTGTGAAGACATGCCCGATGTGGCGGCCAACAGTTTCCCCATCGCCTTTGGCGACTTTGCATCCGGTTACACCATCGCCGAGCGGCCCGATCTGCGCATCCTGCGCGACCCGTTCAGCGCCAAGCCACATGTCCTGTTCTATGCAAACAAGCGCGTGGGCGGCGAGATCACCGATTTTGCGGCGATCAAGCTGCTGCGCGTGTCGCTGACCTGATCAGGACTTGAATGACCGGTCGGAATGTCCGGCCGGTCTGCTTTCGGGCGCGCGCATGAAAACCCATGCCGTCTAGCTGCTCCCCCCTCCAACCGAGCGGTGTGGGGCGCGCGCCTGATCGTTTTCATGCGGTGGGGCAATCGGAGAAAGATGATGATGTTGACCGAGCAAACCGCCGTTCCGGTGGGCGCGCTTCCCGTGCAGGCGATGAAGGACCATCTGCGTCTAGGCACCGGTTTTACGGATGATGGCATGCAGGACGGGTTGATCGCGGGCTATCTGCGAGCAGCCCTGTCGGTGATCGAAGGGCGGACGGGCAAGGCGCTTTTGGCGCGTCGTTTCCTACTGCGACTGCCGCGCTGGCGTGACGCGCGCGGGGCCCATGCCTTGCCGATTGCGCCGGTGTCATCGGTTGTTTCGGTTGCGCTGGTGTCCGGAGCGGGTGTTGCGAGCGTGTTGGCGACAAATCTGTATCGACTGGAGCCAGACATGGCGCGGCCTCGATTGGTGGGTGTCGGGGGATTCCTGCCTGTCATTCCCGATGGGGGGGCGGTGGAGGTGGTCTTTGATGCCGGCTTTGGTGCCGATTGGACGTCGGTTCCCGCAGACCTGGCACATGCTGTGATGTTGCTTGCGGCCGAGTTTTATGAACAGCGCCATTATGGCGGTCAGGATGGCTCTGTGTTGCCGCTGGCTGTGCAGGCCTTGATCGAGCGATGGCGCACGGTTCGGGTTTTGGGCGGGGGCAGCGCATGACAAGGGTGCAATTGAACCGGCTCTTGACGCTTGAAACTCCGACCTCTGTGTCGGACGGAACGGGTGGTCTGAGCGTGCAGTGGACGACGTCCGGCACACTTTGGGCCGATATCGCCCCCGGCGCCGGTCGCGATGCGGCGAGTGAAGAGATCCGTCTGACGACCGTGCCTTATCGCATCACCGTGCGCGGGGCGCCGGTCGGATCGCCGCGCAGGCCGCAGGCCGGCCAGCGTCTTGTTGACGGATTGCGCATCTTTCAGGTGCTGGCCGTGACCGAGCGGGATGCTGCCGGCCATTACCTGACCTGCTTTGCCCGAGAGGAAGCACCAGCATGAGCTATGGCGCAGCGGCCGCATTGCAGGCGGCACTATTTGGACTTTTGTCGACCGCACCTGGTCTTGCTGGCGTGGCCATCATCGACGCGATGCCCGCAGGGGGCGGTAGCGGCACGTTTGTGCTGATCGGTCCCGAAGATGTTATCGACCAGTCGGACAAGTCGGGGCAAGGCGCAGAGCACCGGATTCTGGTGAGCGTGATATCCGACGCAAACGGCTTTTTGGCGGCAAAGACCGTGGCAACAGCGGTGTCTGACTGCCTTGTCGACGCAAGCCTACCGATGACCGTGGGTCGGGTGGTCGGCATCCGGTTCGTCAAGGCCGCAGCAAAGCGGCTGGAAGACGGAGACGTGCGGCGCGTCGATCTGACCTTTCGGGTCCGTATCGAAGTCTGATCGAGCAAGACAATCATTTTCTGGAGAGAAGACATGGCGGTACAAAGTGGCAAGGATCTGCTTTTGAAAGTGGATCTCACGAATGACGGCACTTTTGTAACGGTGGCGGGCCTGCGGGCCACGCGCATCAGTTTCAATGCCGAAACGATCGATGTGACCAGCGTCGAGAGCGCAGGCGGGTGGCGCGAGCTCTTGGGCGGTTCGGGTGTCAAGTCTGCGTCTATCTCGGGCTCGGGCGTGTTTCGCGACGCCAGCACGGACGAGCGGGCGCGGCAGATCTTTTTCGACGGCGAGGTGCCCGATTTTCAGGTGATCATTCCCGATTTTGGCGTCGTGGAAGGTCCCTTCATGATCACCGCAATCGAATACGCAGGAAGCCATAACGGCGAGGCGACCTATGAGATGTCGTTGGCATCGGCAGGCGAACTTTCCTTTGTGGCCCTGTGATGGCGAACCCTTGGGCAGGCGAAGTGGCGGTGGTGCTCGATGGTCAGCGCCATGTGGCGAAACTGACACTCGGGGCTTTGGCGGAACTGGAGGAAGTCCTGACAGCCGGATCCTTGCTGGATCTGGTTCAGCGTTTTGAAGCGGGCCGCTTTTCGACGCGGGATGTTCTTGCGCTCTTGCTGGCTGGTTTGCGTGGCGGCGGTTGGAACGGAACGGCCGCCGATCTGCTGAAGGTCGAGGTCGCTGGCGGACCAATGGAGGCAGCGCGCGTTGCGGCCGAACTCTTGGCGCGGGCGTTCACTTTGCCGGGCGAAGCATGAGTGCGTTGGACTGGCCTGGCTTGATACGTGCCGGTCTTCACGGGCTAGGGCTTGAACCAACCGTTTTCTGGCGCCTGACGCCTGTGGAACTGAAAATCATGCTTGGCGCAGAAGCAACGGCAAAACCGTTTACACGGTCACGGCTTGCAGAGTTGGCGGCAGCATTTCCCGACACAAGGAAGGATCATGATGATGGCTCAGTATGAAGAATTGCAGGAGCAGGTTGCGGCTCTTGAAGCCACACTGGGGGCGTCTTCCACGATGGCGAGTGTATTCGAAGGCGAATTGGCGCGCATGCAAGAGACGATGCTTTTTACCGGGCGAGAGGTAAATACCCTGTCAAATAACATCGGAGGTGGACTGCGGCGGGCGTTTGATGGTCTGATTTTCGATGGCATGAAGCTTTCGGATGCTCTTCGCACTGTCGCGCAGTCCATGATCACAGGCGTCTACAACGCAGCAATGCGACCGGTCCAGGGCGCGTTTGGCGGCCTTATCGCTCAGGGTATTGGATCGATCGTCGGCGGTATTATGCCCTTCCAGGACGGTGGTGCCTTTGCCCAAGGCCGGGTGATGCCATTTGCTAAAGGCGGAGTAGTAAGTAGCCCGACATCGTTTCCAATGCGCGGAGGGCGGGGATTGATGGGTGAAGCGGGCCCGGAAGCGATCATGCCGCTTACCCGTGGGGCTGATGGACGGCTTGGGGTGCAGGCTGCAGGTGGAAGCGCGCGTCCCGTCACGGTTGTGATGAATATTCAGACACCGGATGTTCAGGGCTTTCAGCGCAGCCAGAGCCAGATAGCGGCACAAGCCACGCGCGCTTTGGCCCGTGGTCAAAGAAACCGATAAGGATTGCGAAAATGGCGTTTCACGAAATCAGATTTCCTGCAAACTTAAGTTTTGGATCGGTCGGTGGGCCGGAACGACGCACAGAGGTTGTCACTCTCGCAAGTGGGTATGAGGAGCGTAACACGCCTTGGGCACATTCGCGACGGCGGTACGAAGCGGGTGGAGCAGCACGTACTTTTGATGACATTGCTAATATTATTGCATTTTTTGAAGCGCGCCGGGGAAAAATGCATGGGTTTAGATGGAAAGACTGGACGGATTTCAAGTCATGCATGCCATCCCAAAAGCCTTCGCCAACGGACCAAATTATCGGAATCGGTGACGGTATTCAGAAAGTATTTCAATTAAGCAAAACATACCGATCTGGAGGCGAGACATATACAAGGTTCATCACAAAACCTGTTGCTGGGACAGTTCAGGTGTCAGTAGCGCTCGACCCAAAGATTGAATTTGACGAATTTTTTGTAAACATGGAGACTGGACAAATAACCTTCCTCGTCCCTCCAGATATTGGAGTATCAATTGGTGCCGGATTTGAGTTTGATGTACCCGTAAGATTCGAGACTGATAACATCCAAACATCGATTGCGTCCTTTGAGGCGGGCGAATTACCAGACATTCCAGTAATTGAGGTCCGAGTCTGATGCAAAAAGAATTACTTGCACATTTGCAAACCGGCTCGACAACGGTGTGTCGCGCGTGGCTTGTAAAGCGGAGAGATGGTGAAGAATTTGGTTTCACAGACCATGATGCATCCTTGATGATTGATGGAGTAAATTTTTCAGCTCACTCAGGGTTCACGGCGCAATCCGTCGAAAAAACTTTGGGAATGGCCGTCGATAATACAGAAGTTACGGGAGCCTTATCAGACTCATCATTAAGTGAATTAGATATTGTCGCTGGCCGATATGATGGCGCAGAAGTGACTGCACTTATTGTTAACTGGCAGAATCCAGAAGAGCGGTCAATAGTCTTCAAAGGATCATTTGGAGAAATAACGCGCTCCGATGGCGCGTTTCGCGTTGAGCTACGTGGCTTGTCGGAAGCCTTAAACGTCCAACGCGGTAGAATTTATCAGCCAGAATGCAGCGCCTCCCTTGGCGACCACGAATGTAAAGTCGATCTATCAGCCAAAGGCATGACAATAGCGGTTTCATTGGTGAAAGTTAAGGGACGGAGGTTTATTTATTTCAATGGTCTATCAGAGTTTGATGTTGGATGGTTTAAAAACGGACGGGCAACAATTGTGACCGGCAACGGGATTGGGCAGATACAAATTGTGAAAGAAGAGGAGGAAATAAGTGGTTTGCGAAGAATAGAACTTTGGCAGGCTTATGGTCAAGCTCCAAGCATAGGTGACGAAATACAGCTCATCGCTGGTTGTGACAAGCGTGCCTCGATCTGCCGGCAAAAATTTTCCAATTTTTTGAATTTTAGAGGGTTTCCCCATATTCCTGGTGACGACTGGTTACGATCAGGACCTAATGCGACGGGGCGAAGGTGAGTATGCAGGTGAATAAAGATGGGACAAATGAAATAATCGAATTGGGATTAAAGGTCGCAAGCGAAGCACGAAGTTGGATCGGAACACCCTACCGTCATCAGTGCACCGCAATGGGGCAAGGAGCCGATTGCTTAGGTTTGATCAGAGGCATCTGGAGATCACTGTATGGCGATGAACCACTTAGTATTCCGGCTTATTCTATGGATTGGTCTGAGCCGAATAGAGAAGAAAGATTAATGAACGCTGCACATCAAATTCTTGAAGCCGTGCGTATCGATGACATGCTCTTGGGTGACGTCCTCCTTTTCCGAATGCGCGATGGTTCTGTTGCAAAGCATCTAGGAATACTTTCAAAAAATTCGTCAAACAAAAAATTTATCCATGCCTATACTCGGTATGGCGTTGTTGAAAGTTCCTTGTCAATGCCGTGGTCCCGGCGTCTTGCAGCGGTGTTTCGCTTTCCAATTAAAAAAAGGGAAATTTAGATGGCGACGATTTTATTCGCAGCAGCGGGAGCCGCACTCGGTTCGACTCTTGGTGGAACGATTCTCGGTTTGTCAGGTGCGGTAGTGGGCCGAGCAGTCGGCGCAACAGTCGGACGGGCAGTTGATCAACGAATAATCGGAGGAGGATCAGACGCAGTAGAAGTTGGTCGAATTGATAGGCTCCGGCTTACTGGAGCAAGTCAAGGAGCATCCGTGGCGCAGGTTTGGGGGCGTATGCGAGTTTCGGGACAAGTGGTCTGGGCATCTGACTTTAGCGAGAGCCGTACGCGCCGCGGAGGAAAGGGGATGCCATCACAAAGAGTGACAGAGTATTCCTACACTGTGAGTTTAGCAATTGCCTTGTGCGAAGGTGAGATCCTTGGGGTAGGTCGTATTTGGGCTGATGGGGCTGAAATTCAGCCAGTTACAATAACTATGAGAACATACACGGGCACAGAGACCCAGATTCCAGATCCAGTTATTGAGGCACAAGAAGGGGCAGAGTTGGCGCCCGCATATCGTGGAATCGCGTATGTTGTTATTGAGAGTCTTGACCTTTCCGCCTTTGGAAATCGGATCCCGCAATTTTCATTTGAAGTAATGCGGAGTTCCAGCGGCAGTGTTGTAGGACGAGTGAAAGACTTGCAGGAGGCAATACAAGCTGTTGCAATAATGCCTGGAACTGGAGAATATGCCTACGCTGTAGAAAAGCAGAATATTGCCTCACAATTTGACTTTCTTAGGACAGTTAATGTTAACTCTCCAAGTGGAAAGTCTGATTTTTCAACGTCTGTCGATCAGCTGCAAATGGAGCTGCCGCGATGCAAGGCGGCGTCACTGGTTGTTTCTTGGTTTGGTAGCGATTTGCGGTGTGAAAACTGTAGTGTCCAGCCAAAGGTTGAGCAAAGGGAAAGAGATAGTATCTCGGTTCCTTGGCACGCCGGTGGCATAAGTCGAGACGAAGCTATCGAGATTGAAAGGTTGGGCGGCCGCTCAATTTACGGAGGAACTCCGGCGGACAGCGCTGTTATCGAAGCAATCAGGGAAATCACTGGCCGTGGTATAGAGGTAATGTTTTATCCTTTCGTTCTTATGGATCAGTTAGACGGCAATACTTTGCAAAATCCGTACTCTGATACTCTTGGTCAGCCGAAACTTCCTTGGCGTGGTCGAATTACTCTATCAATAGCCCCAGGGCGTGAAGGAAGCCCAGATACTACGAGTGAGGCAGAGCGACAAGTTAACGTTTTTTTTGGAAGCGCACAAATTTCCGACTTTCAAATTTCTGACAGTGAGTTGTTCTATTTGGGCGCGCAAGAGTGGGGCTACCGCCGTTTCGTTTTGCATTATGCTTTTCTATGTAAACTGGCCGGTGGGGTTGAGGCTTTTTGTGTTGGTTCAGAACTCCGTGGTTTAACTTCAATTCGAGGCATAGAAAACACATTTCCAGCTGTGAATCACTTGCTAGCACTTCTAAATGATGTTCGTCTTGTCCTTGGCCCAAATGTTAAGTTAAGTTATGCTGCTGATTGGAGTGAATACTTTGGTTATCATGTTGAAAATGAAGTATTCTTCAATTTGGATTTACTCTGGGCGAGTCCAAATGTAGATTTTGTCGGAATTGACTACTATGTGCCACTATCGGACTGGCGACATACGCTTGAGAATAAGGATTCCAGATGGAAGTCTCACTATGACATTGACTATATAAAGGCTAACATTCTTGGGGGCGAAGGGTTTGATTGGTACTACACCGACCCGACTTCAGAGGAGAGGCAAGTACGTACAGCGATCAAGGACGAAGAGTGGTCCGAAGATTGGATTTTTCGGCCGAAAGATATCCTATCATGGTGGTCGAACTACCACTATGAAAGGGTAGGTGGCATTCGGGCGAGTTCGCCCACTAGTTGGCGCCCAGGGTCGAAACCCTATAGGTTTACGGAGTATGGTTGTGCTGCTGTTGATTTAGGCGCAAATCAACCAAATAAATTTTTTGACGCTAACTCATCAGAATCTTCGTTTCCGCGCGGTTCGCTTGGTATTCGCGATGATTTGATGCAAATGCAGTTTTTCAGGGCAATGGCGGAATTCTGGGGGAATCAGGAAAATAACCCAATCTCGAGTCTCTATGACGGAAGGATGCTTGATCAGGGTCATTGTTATGCATGGGCGTGGGATGCCCGACCTTTTCCTGATTTTCCACGCAATGAGGCACTTTGGTCAGACGGTAAAAACTATCATTTGGGGCATTGGCTGAACGGACGCGTTTCTTCTGTGCCTCTCGATTCATTATTGATTGAGATTTGTTATAAGGCAGGAGGTTTTACTGGAGATGCCAAGAATGCGTATGGCTGCATTAAGGGCTTTTCAGTGTCATCAATTGAAACTGCGCGTTCAAAAATTCAACCACTATCGCAATTATATTCTTTTGACTGTATTGATTGTGAAGGGCAGTTATCTTTTATCAGCAGAAGTGCATCAGATACAGTTGAGATAAACGGCAGTGATCTGTTATTTAATGGTACGGGAAGTGGGTCTGTTGAGGTAAGTAGGGGACCGTTAGCTGGAGTGCCTTCAAGCGTTCGCTTAAGTTTTATTGAGTTTGAAGGAGATTTTTCTACTAATGTTGTAGAAGTGTCCGTGGCTAGCGAACGTTGTGATGGTGCTATTGATACTGAGTTTCCGATTTTGTTAGAAAACTCTGAGGCGAAGATGATAGCATCTCGTTGGTTGGCGGAATTGAGAACTTCGAATAACACCATTTCCTTCGCCTTGCCTCTATCTTTGATGAATGTTGTTCCTTCTACAATAGTGAATATTGACGGGCTTACCTACCGTAGTGATCGGGTTGAGCAAGGAGAATATATATCAGTTGAGGCAACCGAAGTTGATCAATCACACTATCGTAACTTTCGGGTAGATATGGAACGTCCTTCTTGGAGAGCCTTTAAAGCCGATGGGCCGATTCAATCTTTGTGGATGGAACTTCCGTTTTTTCGCCAGAATCAATCTCCAGTTGCGCCATTTTTGGCGCTAGGCGCTCATCGGTTTCGCGGACCAGCAGTTCTATGGTCGTCAATTGATGATTCGGATTATCAGGTTAATAGAATTTTTAATACCGCTTCATTTTTTGGTCGAACGGAGACAAATCTTTTGTCTTGTCAGCCTGGTTTGCTCGATCGTGGAGATGAACTTTTAGTTAGAATGTCTGATGCACCGTTTAGTAGTATCTCTCCGCTTAAGTTACTAGGGGGGGGGAATCTGATAGCAATTGGGGACGGAACAAGCAAAAATTGGGAGATTTTTCAGTTCCAAAATGCAGAGCTTTATTCGTCAGGGTTGTGGGGCCTTAGCAACAGATTGCGTGGGCAGTTCGGCACAAACTCCAAAAATGCGGAGTCGTGGCCAGTCGGAAGTTTCGTCGTATTTTTAGATGAAAATATAATGCAGGCGGATATATCTGATGACTTTGTTGGTTTAGATCTGCATTTCAGGCTTGGATTCAACAGCTATGGATTGAGTGATGCTAACACAAGTTATAGTATCCGGTCCTTCGATGGTCTAGGTCTGCGCCCGTTTAAGGTATGTCATCTCCGGCTGTTAAGGATTGCAGACTTGGCGCATGAGTTTTCGTGGATAAGGAGATCAAGATTCGGTGGTGATTCTTGGGAGTCCTTTGAGATCCCCTTGGCCGAAGAAGTTGAGCAGTACTCAGTAAGAATTCTTCGGAGTGATGGTGTCTTGGTGCGTTATCAGATTGTTAAATCTCCATTTTTCCGATACGATTATGATCTTCGTGTCGCTGATGCGAATCTTGCCTCTTATAAATTTGAAGTTTGTCAGATTTCAAATTCTGTTGGTATGGGAGATAAAAGTGAGATTTTAGTTGAGTAGTTTATGTTGTGAGTAAGCAGTGTCGTCACCCCACCTTTCTCCTGAGTCCGTAAACTGCAAGGCGTGCCAGTGTGAAGGTAAGCGTCCGGCCTGACCGCAGCTATCGAGCGTTCCAGGGCAGCAGTTCGTCGATCCGATTGATTTTGTGGTCCGCGATGCGTGCCAGGGTATCGGCAAGCCATTCCTGTGGATCGACACCGTT